ATTACATTTGCAAACCCTTGAAATACAGGTAAAACTTTTTCCATTACCATGTTTACAACATCTTCAAAAGTTTTCTGGAGTTTTACAAAAGCATTATCGGAGCCTTCAAAGTCCCCAAACTGAGAGTTTAGCTGGCGCTGAGTTTCAACCAATACTGCTTGGCTTCTTTCAAAAGTTGTAAGTTCTTTTGCGTTCTTTCCTAAAGCCTCTGCGTATCTTTTTGTAGCTTCTTCAAGTCGAAGAGTAATACCTAATTCATCTAAGAGTTCGGGCTCTGCTTTTGAAATACCACGAACTAAACGGTCAAAAGAGTCCGTGAAGTCACGTCCCAATGCTTTGGATACTTTTCCTGCTCCTATAGCGAGTTCTTCTAGCTGTTGAGGACTGAAACCTTTTGCACTACCAATGGCGGCCGCTTGCGCAGCTTCTTGGAATCCTAACATTCCACCACTTGCTTCTCTAAGCCTTTCGGTTACAGATTGAAGAGCAGTACCAGACGAGCGAGCAAACTCAACTTGGCTTGCTCGTAATTGTTCTACATCAGCAGCTCTTTTTAGAAAGTTAAATGCCGCGGACACAGCAAAGACGTTTGCTGCAAGAGTTGCATAAGCACCAACAAACCCGCCCATGCCTTGAGATAGTTTGGAGAAGTTTTTAGATGCACCAGAGGAAGCCTGCCCCGCACCTTTCATATTACGATCTAAAGTACCTGCAGACTTGCTGGCTTTATCCATTTTATTTGCAGCTGCTTCTGCTTTATTACCGACAGCAGAAAGATTGCCTTTATCGTCAATTCGAACCTGAATTGTTACTATATTATCAGCCATTATCCTCTAACATTATGGGTATAGTTTTTACCCGCTGGAGCTTTTTGCTCTCTCGCTTTTCTTTTTCTTTCTGCTTCTTCAAAACGTTTCTTCATGACATACATATCATGCATTTGCATAAACCCAAAAACTACTTTTGGATTATCTATTTTATATAGCTTAAATAATGGTTTAACCTCTATCCAGTTCTTTCCTAAATAGCTTCCTGACATTCCATCCCATCTTTCGGAGATTTGATCAGATATAAAAAATGCCACTTGGACCTCTTCTGGAAATACAGATCGGTCGAGCGGCATTCTTTTGGGGTCGGGCTCTTCGCCCAGTTGTTCACATATACGTAAATACTTCTCTACATCTATTGCAGAGTTTTGTTCATTTACGTACCGTTCAAGTAGCTTATGAACTTCAGCTACTTGCTCCGAGTAAAATTTTCGAGATCACCTACCGTTTCTGTTACCCAGGTGTCAAAGTCAGTTGCATTTTTCATCAGCAACTCTGCGTTTTCACGAGTATACGGCAAGCAATCATTCGGATCAAAGCCAGATGTATCCACCAAAAGAAGCTCTTCTAAGTATGAATACTTTAATCCGCTCCATCCTTTTATAACTGATTTACAATACTCTACTATAAATTTATCGTCATCGAGCTGTTCTTCAGGTTGACGAGTCTTTTTATTCCACTTTGAAATCAGACATCGTTTACGTAACTTAACCAGTTCTTCTCTAGCTAAGTGACACAGATCAACAGTCATTCCCTCACATCCAGGGTAGTCTATTTTTACTGTTTTGCTTGGAGTCATAAGACTCGCTAAAGATACGGGCTCTTTCTTTTTTTCTACTTCTGCCATGCGATAAATTCCTATTTAAAAACTAAATTATACTGTAAACCACAAAAAATGTCAAGAATTATTTTTGTAGGGTGAGTGAAAAAAGGGGCCGAAGCCCCTTTTGGTTATGCGTAATCGTCTACTGGGAAGTAGGTGATTGACGTTATTTCATCGGCTGTTCCAAAGTCTGTAGGAAGCGCCTCAAAGTTTGTTTCAAGTGATATTACGTCTTCGATTTGGTGAGTCGGTACCGTAATGTGCGCTGTTGGGAATATGATTTGTAGTGCGGGATCAGTTGTATTTGCTGCTGCCGCTGAACCACCAACATCCATAGTTACCTTGAACTTGTTTACAACCTGGCTCATAGCACCTGTACTTACCAAGTCATTAAAGAACTGACGAGAAGTACCACTTGTAAGGTCGCTATCTTCCAGTGTTAAGTAACAAGTTGCCGTACCCGTAGCAGCTCGTGTTCCTGTTACGTGCTCAAGAGGCTTGTTAATAGCACCAAGTTCTTCTGGTACAAGGTATGTAATGTTGTTTGTGATTGTAAAGTTACCCCCTGTCAAAGTAAGGCTGTATTTACCATTTGAAGCTGTAGCGGTATTTGCATCATAAGTACCTGAAAAACTTACAAGTCCCGTGGTTCCGCTTGCCGCTTCTGCATTTGCTTTTGTAGTAAATAGTGCGAACTCCGTAGTAGCATTTGTTCCACCATTGTAGGAGTTTGATTCATCACCAACTCTAACAAAGTGGTGGGTGCTATTCAAGCCAGTTACACCCGTTCCTCCAGTAATAAATACTTGGTCACCTGTGCTAAAACCATGAGCCGATGCAGTAGTAAGAACATTATTTGTAGAATCCATAGCCGAAATAGTTACTTTCTGGCCTGGGAAGGTAGTGGCTTTATCAGCCGCTACTGCTGCTTCGATACCTACAGAAGTTAGTCGGTTTCGAATAAAGTTCTTTGTACTTGTAGTTGCTTCATCAATCGCAGGGGTTACACCCATTGTACTAGCAGAAGAACTTACAAGATTAAACTGCCGTCCCTGTGCGTTGTCAGTATCAATGAATATGTCGCCAAGAGCGATAGTAGATCCATCAGTAGTGGTTGCACTATTTGCAGGAGCAGCAGTTCCTATGAATACATTTCCAGATACGTCCTGTACTTCTTTTGCGAATCCAGACCAGTTAAGAGTAGCAATACCGTCAACATCGAAGTCAACAGAAACTTCGTTTACGATTGCTTCAGGAAGTCTGTATACAATAGGATTACTTGTAGCTGTATCTATCATAAAGAATAGTACGAAACTTGTAAGTGCTGATCTGTTAGACTCTTGTATTGTAATCACAGAGCTAGCGCTTCCAGGAGTGATTACTCCACCAGCTACTCCACCTCCAGTTCCTGCTGCATTTGTTGCACGGGTAAAACCGCTTCCAGTTGTGTATGTATCTGCTCCAAACATAGATGCAAAGAAAGCCTCCTCCACAGCATGTACTTCTGCGGCATTAGATGCTTCTTTTACTCCAGAAGCTACGCTGCTTGAAGTTTTAGATATAAAAGGACGAATATATGTTGAGAAAGACCATTCAGCAGGTGCCAAAGAGTCTGTAAACATACGACGACCTCTTCTACTTATTCCTGCCGTGCTTTCCATTTCCGCCAGTGTTATCTCTGAAGTATTTGTTGTCTGAGAAAAACTGTATCCATCAAGAACAGGTACTTCCCAAATTGCCCCAGCTCCTAACTTAGCGGCTGTCTCCGTATTATCAGCAGGGTTACGAAACTGAATAAACATTCTCGTATCACGGCTAAAATATAATTGTTGTGCCATAGATTATCTCCTATGAACTTGAAAAGACTGGTCGTGAATATTTATTCGTGCCAGAATTTTCCTAGTAACGAACCTCTATGAGTATCTCTCCCACTCCTAGAGGATCTAATACACCTTCGTCTGTATCAATACTGACGATAGTGATTTGTTGAGTAAACTGTTCTAAACCATTTCGATCGTGATATTTTAAACGACTGTTCTCTTCTAAAACAGTTTCTACATCTTCGAGTAATTCATCAAGTGCCGAAACTGCATCTTCTTCATTTACATAACATCTTACAGTTACGTTTAAAAATCTGTCTTTATATCCACCGCCTTGATACTCTCTTGTTTCAGCACCAGCATTTAAGTGTATGGCGGGGAACTCTTCTACTTCATCCCAGAACTTTAGCCTAGGGCTTGTCTCTGCAACTGATTGCTTAAAAAGACCCCGTCCATCTATACCTGCGAGTTTTTCTGCTAGTGCAGTTGTAATTCCTGCCCTTCGCGAAGTATATTGTCTGTCTTTAGCTGCCACTATAGTCTCCTAGTGAAAAATCTCCCCAAAGCCATGTCTGCTGCAATCTCTCGTATTGAGCCGTCAATTAGGCGTCTAGGATCTCTATCTGGTGATGCCCAAGGCTCCAAACCTTTACCAACTTCAAATACTTGATAAGGCTCTTTGTCGTAAGTGTAGCCAAAACTAGGAAACCCTTTTCGTGTCTGTATTACGTCTTTTATTTCGACGCTTCTTGCAAATCTTCCCGACTGATTCTCAAGACGGGGCGCTCTCATGTTTTTTTCTACAGTTCGAGGAAGTTTTTTGTTTATCATGGCTATAAAGCTAAACATACTTCTTCTGCTTTTTGTATCAAATATGGGAGTCTTATCTATTGTTGTAAGGTTCTTCCTTCCTCCAAGTGTAGCTTTTGACTTTTTAGGCTTAGCTTTTACTTTTGTATTTGATGTTTTTTCTTTTTCACTTTTAAAATTTGTTTTAATTTTAGGATTTGCTGCTGCTTTTTTAGCAAATGGATTTAAAAGTGCTTTTGTTGCTTTTTCAAGTTTTGAATCTGATCCTTTCAGATTTGCATATTCAGAAGCATTAAATGTTTCCATAATTTTATCTAAATCTTTTGCAAGCTCAAGGGCTAGTGCTTTCTCCACTCCCCCTCCTCGCTTTCTATTTAGATACTTACTTTCTAATTCTGCTTCTATAATATCAACGGGCTCGCCGTCTTTTTTACTGATTGATAAATTTACAACATCCTGAACCTCTTTTAAAAATCTAGAGATTACAGGGTTTGCCTGTGTATTCATGCCAAACTCAAATAAAGCGGCCTGTGCTGCTTGCTTTCTTTGAGTAGATACTGCAGACCCGTCTTGGTGGCCTATATCTAAGAAGTTTCTTCCTATTTGTCGAATCTGATTTCCTTCAGTTCGGCCTTTATTTAATTTTCTTATAGCAGCCCTTAGTTTTTTAAGTAAAACTTTTTGGTTGTCTTGTTTTACTTTTCTAAAAGCGTTAAATATATTTGCTGTTCGCCCAGGCTTTGCAGCTAGAACAAAAGTAAATCTGGTAGCATTTCCTATTAGCTCTGATACTTCTGAAAACTTTGCATCGTTATTGTATCCTTTTACATCATTGTACATTCCAGTTACCATCTTTGGAACTTCTATGTCAATAACATCTACTATTGTTTTTTGCAGCTTTCCCTTTTCGACGCCAATTCGGCTTTCCATTTCTCTTTTTACTTGCGTTGTAATTTTTTGTACGCTAACAGTAATTGAGTGTACTTTCTTATCAGAAACCAGTCTTCTATAAGCTGTAGAATTTGTTTCAATGGCTTTTTCTACTTTTTTGAGTACATTCTTTAGGTCTTTTTGAGCCATTAAAAGTTTTTATACAAGTCTAAGACTCGCTTAATGTGATCTGGAAAAGAAACATTATTTGATTGGCTAGTGCTACCTTGATTCTGTAAACTAGCTCCCGCTATACTCTGCCTCTGTTTGTGTTCGTCTTTTAAGTAGTAAGTAACTAAATCAAGAACGGCAAGTTTTAAGTCTGTTGGTATAGAACTATATCCTGCAGTATATACCACTTTTACTGCGTCTACTCCCTGCGGCCAGTTCTTATATTTGCCCGAAGAAAGTGTTCTGAGTACGCTGTCTGTTGCTGAGTCGAGAGCATACTCATATGCACCCGTAGTAAGAGTAGTGTAAGCATCTGAATAAGAGTTTCTTTCTTGTACACTTACTATTGCATTTACAGGGCTTTCTGTTAGCTGAACAATATATGTTCCCCAGTTTATAGTAAACGTTTCTGTTTTATTGCTAGAAAAGAAGTCAACAAAACTATTACCACAATAAGTCTTTACTAATTGGCTCACAGACGGTATAAGAACGTTTAGTCGAGCATCATCCTTTGGAGCGGAAATGCCTTCTGCAGTCTTATACTCTTGTAATGTAATTAAATCCGCCATAAGTCAATTAGTAAAAACTTGGGGGAGGAGAACCTCCCCCTAGTTATTATGATAGTTAGTATCGGTTTACTGATACTCGATTCTAACTGATCCGTTGTCGCCAGGATGTGCGTTTGCTTTCGCTTCAAGTTCTGCAAAGCCAAGAGCCTGAGAAGCAACAATCGCTGTACGCTGATTTGCAACTTCGTAGTCAGTCTCTACGTTAACGCCTCTGAGTCGAGGAATAACAAAGTTATTTACGTTAACTGCAACCGCTGCGGTGCTTGTTACAGCTCCGCCCTCGCCTGTAGCACTCGCAAGAACGTCAGATGCGATCACAGGAGATCCATAAACGGCTCCTACCACACCAATACGCTTGAATGCTAAGTCTGAACCAACCTCTGAAACGTCAGAGAATCCTGCGTCGTTAATAAGGTTGTAATACTGATCCACAGGTACAATGTACGCTACGTCAGTAGGATTCAAACCAAACTTGCCCATTTCAGATCGAATTGAAAGCAAGTTTCCAGTAGTAATTGCATCAGAAGTTCCAGATGCGTCAGGGTCAGTTACAAGAGTAGAATCAAAGGCTAAGAATGATCCAGCTCCATCAGTTCCTGCTCCACCTACGATACCTGCGATTGAAGAGTTACCAATTAGAATCGCAGAGTCGATTGCTTTCGCGTGTGCACGTGCGAGAGCAGGTGTAAGAATAGGAAGAAGGGAAAGAACAACTTGCTCATCAGTATCGTTGCTCAAGAAAGTTCCTGAGATCAATCTGTGAGTTTGAAGTACGACACGATTTACGTTAAAGTTATTATCGCTTGCTCCTTTCTCTTCCAATAAGTTAGCAGTAGTTCCTAAGCCGTCTGCGCTAAAGTTAGCGTTTTCGGTATCAGGAATGATGGGCAGTACAGTTGCACCTGAAGCCACTTGTATCTCTCTAAAGAGAGGGGCAACCTTCTGCTCGATTTTCACAGCTTCTTCAAAAGTTGAAGCAACTGCTACATCGATACCTGCAGAAGAAGTAGCGTCATAAGTTACGCCAGCTTTTTCAAGTACCTCTTGTCCGTACTTAGTATCTACGATACCTTTCTTGAATACTTTTCCTAAAAGACTCGCGTGAAGTAACTCGGTCTTAATTTCAGGAGTAAGTTCTCCAGTACCACGATTTGAGAAAACACGCTTGGACTCACGCATTTTATTCAGCTCATCTTGCTTCTCTTTCAGAGCTGCTTCGTGTTGCTTAACAATTTCTGCTGTATCAGCAGACTGTGCATTAAGCTTTTCTTCGAGGTCTTTAAGCAGACGCTCTGTTCCTGATTCAACACCAGTAACAATAGCTTGCTTAACTTCCTCTTCCTGCTGAGCCTTAGCCTCTGCTTCCGCAGCAGCTTTTTCCTCAGCTTCCTTTGTAGCGGCCTCGTCGGCAGCTTTTTGCTCGGCTTGCTTCATGGCTATCTTAGCAGCAGTTTCCTCAGCTACTTTTTTAGCAAAAGCTTC